AGTGAAACAGCTAATAGTTATGTCACTTTGTCTGAATCTAATGATTATTTTGATACTTCTCCAGATTCTTCAACCTGGACAAACAAAACAGACGATCAGAAAAAAAGAGCATTAATATCAGCTACAAGATGGATTGATACTTTAGTTTTTTATGGCGATAGATGCGATGAAAGTCAGGCACTTAAATTCCCTAGAACTAATTATCAGGTAGATGGTGTTGAATTAGCTTGTACGACAATACCCAATGGTATTAAATATGCACAATATGAATTAGCTAGAGCTTTGGCAAATGATACTGATGCAATAACAGGAACTACAGGAAAAGACGGAAACTTTGAAGAAGTAAAACTCGGAGACATCCAGGTGAAATACAACACTGCAAGTCAGGGAACGGGTTCAGTAAACAACATACTTGATGTCTACCCTTGGCTTCAAAGTTACCTTGGAGCGTATATGCTAGGCGGTGCTGGCAGTTTCCAACTACGAGTGGTTAGAGGATAATGGCAGGACAACTAGATTCACTATTAAAAAACGTAGCCAAACAGGTAGTT